GGCGAAAAAGGATCGTGTCGCAAGAAGGCTAAAAACGTCAAAACCAAATGAAGCAACATTTAGTATTAGTAACAGGAGAGCCCAGAGATCATTGTTTTGATTTTGGGCTCAACACTGTGTACAATATGATAGATCACGAAGTTTGTGATGTCATATTCAATCTCACAGACAGTCACAGTCATAGAGTGTTTTGGAACTATGTGGATTTCAAGCACGGAGACTATTCAGGACTAGGAACACCGATTTCACCGCAGTTGAAAAACAATTACGAAAAAAGAATACGTGAACTGTTTCCTCAAGCTGAAATACGCTGGAACAGCTTTGATCAAATGATCAACGAATGGATCCTGTTGTTTAGTCAAGCGGAACTGGAAGGCAACTTTGGTAATCGTTATATGACCAGCTGGAGCAGCTATGTACAAAAGTATCAAACATGGTGTGTTCCTGAAGTCGGTGACTATGAAACTGTAACACGAACCAGATTGGATCTTATAACAGCAGAACCTATTGAGTACACACATGAACAATTGGTACCGCACTTCTATCCACAGCATGATGGGCCAGCTATATTCAACAGAGACAAGCCGCATAACAAACAAGGTGTGCCTATGCATAGAATGGGCAACGATTGGTTGTTTGCATGGAATCGTGCAGCAGGCAAACGTTTACAAACGTGGGACATGCAGCAGTGGCGTAAAACACTTGACACATGCGAAGAAGGTGCGCCGTACGGCACTGTCAAAGTAGAAGAAGTTTGGACACGAGTATACAAGGAATTGGCAATCGACGAAGTGCAATCTGTTGATTGGCCAATGAAATACTTTATCTACAGAGATTCACGCAATGATCATCCAGATGACGGCAGATTTGGCAAAAGCGTAAAAGCACTAAACAAACACGGCATAAAAGAAGACAGCAACTATCAACATAAATTGCAATTGAAACTCAATGATAAACCCAGTTATAGGCAACACAGAACTAAGTACTAATAGGTAAGCTAAAAAGGGGTAACCGTTATGAAGTTCACATACACACCAGAAATGACCAAGGAACTGCTCGCTGGTAATAGAGAATGGGAAGAATGGCACGAATACATTGAAGAAATGTTGCCAAAGTATGACATTGATACAGAAGATCGTGTTTCAATGTTTTTTGCACAGTGCGGGCATGAATCAAACAACTTTAGAGTAATCAAAGAAAATTTGAACTACAGTGCCAAAGCATTGGATGCAATTTTTCCAAAGTATTTCAAACGTGCAGGAAGAGACGCACAAGAATATCACAGACAGCCTGAAAAAATTGCCAACGTTATCTATGCCAATCGCATGAACAATGGCGACACAGCCAGCGGTGATGGTTGGAAGTTTAGAGGCAGAGGTATCATCCAACTTACCGGACGTTACAACTATACTGAATTTGCAAAAAGTATCAACACTGGATTACGTGCAACAGTGGGCTATTTGGAAACCAAAAAAGGCGCACTGGAAAGTGCTTGCTGGTATTGGGAAACAAATGGACTGAACCGTTACGCAGACAAGCAAGATATCAAAGGTGCTACAAAACGCATCAATGGTGGATACATTGGATTGGAAGATCGTAAGAAACACTACAAGCATGCACTAGAAGTACTAGGCGGCAATTGGAGCCCACCTAAAGTCAAGCACAGCACAGTAAGACGTGGCAGCAAAGGTGCTACAGTCAAAGCAGTGCAGACTGCATTGGGTATTAGTGCAGATGGTATCTTTGGTCCAGGCACCGAAAAAATAGTAAAAGATTGGCAAAGACGCATGGGACTGATACCTGATGGTATTGTAGGCCCAGCTACACTGGCAAAGATGGGTATAACATGACAGAAAAACGTTGTCCAGAATGCAAAACAGAACTAGGGCACAGCGACTTTTGTCCTAGTTGTAGAGTAAGAAGATGATAGAAATAGCGGAACGTCTATTATCGGATACACTGTGGATATATACTAGTATCATTGGTGCACTGTTGGGTGCAGCATTTTTAGCATACTTCAAAGAGACCAAATTAGGTTTGTGGAGTTATGCACAATTGGATCGCTTGTTGGATTATCTAGTGCAACGCTGGGGACTAACATGGCTCGAACAACCCGAGGATGCTTGGCGTAAAAAGTATCCTCGCATTACTCAAAAGATTGACCAGATTGAATCACGACTGGAAAGTTTAGAAAATGACAAAGATACAACAGTGGCTAAAAGAAAAACTAAAACAAGACAATAACAGAGAAGAAGCTCTTGTTGTAAAGCCTGCTCCTAAGAAAAAACGCAAACGCAAAACCACTAAGAAAAAAGAACAATGAATCATGCTATAATATTGATTGTGGATCACGACAGTGATGCTCCACAATCCGATGACGAACTCCGACAGCAATTGGAACAGTATGAATTGACCGAATGGACCAATGATTGCAACAGCTATGATTATCACGTGGTACAGCGTGAAAGTTTTCAAGATGCATACAATGACATTTTGTCAAATCTTGCACAAGACATTTCTAAATATTGGAAGGACTATTTCACTGGTCATCCATACATGTCACTGACAGGTGTTAGTGTAAATCCAGTCAACACAGGCAGTTTCAAGCGTAGATTGCATCAACATTGTGAATCGGCCATCTCTATGCAATTGGCATTGAAAAGTATTGGTATGAGATATCATGAGCCTTTGCCTACAGATATCATTATGATTGCATACAGTGTAGAGGACGTTATAAAATTTTTATCCGCAGATCTATGTCAAACAGCATTTGACCATATGATCAAGTTTCAAAATAATCCATTGGTTGATACAAAAGGACCTCTTGGTAGCCCAGTGAACGGTGCACCAATGATATTTGGATTGGGTACAAGCACTGAAAATCTCAACAGTTTTGCTGTAGGTGGATATCATGCACTGTTGTCAATGACAAAAACAGTAAACATATTTCTTGCCATGACAGAAAAAATGACTGTAGGCAACATGACCACACGCAGCGAAATTCACAGTATCATGCCTTGGCTGATGAACGATATGAATGCATACTATGCAAACATAACAGACGAAGAATGGCCAGCAAAACTAAAAAAGTGGATGGGTACCCAACGATGGCCTAATAAAATAGATTGACAATCAAAACAAATTCATATAACATAGCAATAACATTTACACAAGGAGACACCAATGTCGCGAGCATTCAACAGTTCAGAAGTTACAAAACTCAAGCAGGTTATCACAGAAGGCATTCAAGTAACACAAGAAATTTCAGCATTGAAAGAGGGCATGAGCGAAACTGTAAAAGCAGTTGCAGAAGAACTACAGGTAAAGCCCAGCGTATTGAACAAAGCAATTCGTGTTGCATTCAAACGTGACCTGCAAAATCATCAAGAAGACTTGGGTGCACTGGAAGAAATCTTGCATGCAACTGGACACATTGTAGACGACGAATAATGGGAATATACACTGAACTCAGTTTAGATCATGCTGTTCACAACAAACGTGATAGGCAGTACGGTCTGGTATACGATATCATACTGGATACCATCGATATTGATCGCATGTGCGAAATTGGTGTAGGTGGTGGTACCAGTCATCTAAACTGGTTGCACATATTGCCCAGTGCACGTGTATGTGGTGTTGATGTCAGTATTCCTGTACTGCCCACTGGCATGGACACACTGCGAAAGCTGATGGCAAAGCTAGGCGATAACCTCATCCTCAGTCAAATGAAAAACAGTCAATATGCAATGGAAAACTTTCAAGGTCTACCAGTTGAAGATCAAATGAGATTGAACATTGTATGGGGTAAAAACGGTGCTGATCCTAAAGTTGCACAGTCAATGGGCACATTTGACTTTATTGTAAACGACAGCAAACATCGTCCAAATGCTGCATATCATATGATGCACTGGCGTGAACAACTGAACACCAATGGTGTGTATGTACAAGAAGAGTACTGCGGATCATTTGATGAAGGATTTGTAGCCAAATGGCATAGACAAATACAAGAAGAAGTCGACAGCGAGTATTGGCGTATTTTTGACTTTAGACACATCAGTACCTATCAAGGCAAGTGCAGTGTACTGGGTGTGTACACACAAAATCAAGCTGTTCTTGATGCATTGAAACCTCTTGACAATTATCTATTGGAGTTGTAATATATAAGAATGAGTTATGTTGACGCATTCCACGATCGCGATCGCGATGTTATTCAAGTTGTCGAGCGGCGTGCCGGCAATCGTGAATACACAGAATTTCCTGCCCGTTACACGTTTTACTACAAGGATCCCAAAGGCAAGTACACCAGTATCTATGACGAATCGCTAACCAAGCTCACAGTCAACACACTGAAAAACTTCCAAAAAGAAAAGAAGATGTACGGACACAAGCGTCTGTATGAAAGCGACATCAATCCTGTATTCAAATGCTTGGAAGAAAACTATCTCAACGAAGAAGCACCAGAACTGAACAAATGCTTTTTCGATATTGAGGTTGATTTCGACAAGGACAAAGGCTTTGCAGATCCCAGCGATCCGTTCAATCCTGTTACAGCCATTGCACTACACTTGAGTTGGCTAGGCGAAACAATTTGTATTGCTATAAAGCCCAAAGGCATGGCAGAAGAACGTGCACAAAACATTATGAACAGCTTTCCAAACAGTCTGCTGATGGCAGATGAAAAGGAACTGTTGGAAACATTCTTGCAATTGATTGACGATGCAGATATCCTCACTGGATGGAACAGCGAAGGATTTGATATTCCGTACATGGTAAATCGTATAGCAAGAGTTCTTGGTAAAGAACACACACGCAGATTCTGTTTGTGGAACAAATATCCTCGCAAGCGTGAATATGAAAAGTACGGCAAGGAACAGGAAACATTTGATCTGTATGGTCGTGTGCACATGGACTACTTGGAACTGTATCGCAAGTATACCTATCATGAAATGCACAGCTACAGCTTGGATGCAATTGGTGAATACGAACTAGACGAACGCAAAGTTGCATACGAAGGTACACTGGATCAACTGTACAACAACGACTTTGAAACATTCATTGACTACAACAGACAAGACGTGGAACTGCTGGTAAAGTTAGACGCAAAGCTACAGTTTATTGATCTTGCAAACGTTATTGCACACGACAACACTGTGCTATTGCCAACAACACAAGGTGCGGTTGCTGTAACAGACCAAGCTATCATCAACGAATGTCATCGCATGGGCAAGATTGTACCTGATCGCAACAGAGGTGATGCAGGATATGCAGCAGCAGGTGCATATGTTGCCAATCCAAAGCGTGGATGGCATGAATGGATTGGTAGTATTGACTTGAACAGTCTATATCCCAGTATTATTCGTGCGTGTAACATGAGCACAGAAACCATTGTTGGGCAAATACGTCAACGGCGTACCAATGAAGGCATCGAAGACATGCTGTCACACAAAGGCAAAGGACTTGCTGACTATTGGGACGGCAAGTTTGCTACATTGGAGTATGAACTTGTTATGGACAAGGATCGTACTGAGTTACTGGATTTAGATTTTGAAAACGGCGATCATGTACAAGGCACTGGTGCTGAACTGTACGAGTTTATCTTCAACAGCGGACAGCCATGGGTCCTAACTGCAAACGGTACATTGTTCACAGTTGAGAAAAAAGGTATCATTCCAAACTTGCTGGAACGTTGGTATGCAGAACGCAAAGTAATGCAGAAGAAAGCCAAAGAGCTAAAAGGCGGCGACCAAAAGCAGTTTGAATATTGGGACAAACGTCAGCTGGTAAAGAAGATTAATTTGAACAGTCTATACGGAGCGATTCTAAACGCAGGCAGTAGATTCTTTGATCAACGACTAGGACAAAGTACAACATTGACAGGACGTTGTATTGCACGTCATATGGCAGCTGAGCTGAACAATGTTATGACTGGCACATATGATCACCGAGGCGATGCCATCGTGTACGGAGACACAGACAGTGCGTATTTCAGTGCATATCCTGTGATGAAATCACAGATCGATGCAGGCGAGATTCATTGGGACAAGGATACAGTGATTAAATATTACGATGCAGTTTGCGAAGAAGTAAACGGTACGTTTCCTGACTTTATGCGGCGTGCATTCAATGCACCACTTGTCAACGGTGAAATCATTGCAGCAGCACGTGAAACCTGTGCAAGCGCAGGCATCTTTATCAAGAAGAAACGCTATGCAATTCTTGTGTATGATGACGAAGGTTTCCGCACAGACAGCGAAGGCCCTGGCAAGATCAAAGCAATGGGCTTGGATCTAAAACGCAGTGACACACCAGCATTCATGCAGGAATACTTGAAAGAACTGCTATTGCTAACGCTAACTGGAGGCACTGAAGATGAAGTGATTGACAGTATCAAAAACTTTAGACAGCAGTTTAGAGACAGGCCTGGCTGGGAAAAAGGTACACCCAAACGTGTAAACAATCTTACACGGCACACAAAACACTATGAAAAAACAGGCGAGTGTCGTGTAGGACATGCTATGGCAGCAATCAATTGGAACAAAATGCGCAAGATGAACAGTGATGCATACAGCTTGGAGATCACAGATGGTATGAAAACCATTGTGTGCAAACTCAAAGACAATCCAATGAAGATGAACAGCATTGCGTATCCAATTGACGAGCAACGTATTCCACAGTGGTTCTTGGAACTGCCGTTTGATCACGATGCTATGGAAAGTACTATCATTGATAGTAAAGTAGAAAACCTAATCGGTGTGCTTGACTTTGATCTAAGGCGCAGCGAAATGAAAAACACTTTTGAAAATCTGTTCAGTTTTGATTGACACTGAAGCGCAAACGTGTTACTATAACAACAATACAAACCGGAGATTATCATGAAAGATACAATTTTTGACATTGTCAAGCACACCGCAGGGCTTGGCTTTATCGAGCAAGTAAAAGTAACTGGCGACGACGAAGGTACTAGTCTACAGGCTAGCGACACAGATCGTACAGTTGTATTGAATGCAAAACTACATGCACCAGTAGATGAGTTTGCTGGTGAGTTTGGAATGGGCAACCTCAGCTTCCTAAATGGTATCTGTAACCTACCAAACTACAAAGAAGACACAGCCAGTGTGCAAGTGCAACGGCGTGAGCGTAATGGCGTTGAGTCTCCTGAAAGTCTAAAGTTCAAAGACGCAGAAGGCAACAACGACACATATCGGTTGATGGCAAAAGAGATTGTGGAGCAAACACTAAAAACACTCAAGTTCAAAGAGCCGCCTTGGGATGTTGTGTTTGAACCAAGCAAAGCAAAGGTTAGCGAGCTTACACAGGTTGCTGGTATCTATGGCGGCATTGAGCCAACGTTTAGTGTAAAGACCGAAGATGGTAATCTTATTGTTACACTTGGCAGTGCAGAAGGTGGCTTCTTGGGCAAGCGTACATTTGCAACAAATGTTGATGGTGAAATCAACGAAGGCTGGAGTTGGCCATTGGGTCAAGTGCTGGCTATTCTAAAGCTGGGCATGAGTGGTGGTTGTGCTATGAAGTTCAGCAGCGCAGGTGCACTTATGATCAGCATTGACAGTGGCATGGGCCAGTATGATTACATTTTGCCAGCGAATACAAAATGAGTAAAGCGACAAAACCCATTGGCTGGGCTTCAACTGTATCTACATTGATTTCTGAAGTTCCGTTGATGTGGCGCAGTGTGATGACTATTGAAAACTCGCCACTGAAAAACTTGGATCCACGTGCAGCGCACATGATTTTTCAATGTCTTGCATTTATTTGGTCGGGTATTTTTGCAGCAATGATCAGCAGCTATCAAGCATTTGGTATTAGTGCACTGTTTCATGCACTGTTCATCAGCGGTGTGTTTATTACAGTGATGACATTCCGCACAGCAGAAAATCACAAGTCATTGCACAGAAATTACAGCGGGCGTGGGCCCGGAGGTGAACATGAATGATCAAGTAGATCTAACAACAAAAAACAAAGACTATGCTGTATTCTTGCCCAGCATCAGTGGCTTCTATCAAAACTACATCAGTAAACAGCGTGTAGAAGAATATGTTCCACAGGATCGTATTCCTGCACAGTTTGATCGTGGTATTGAAGGTTGCAACTTTCTAAACAAAGACAAAGCCTATTATCATTACAAATGGGCACTGTACAGTGCAGGGCATGCTCAGCTGGACACAGCCAAAAGCGATGTTGAAGAAAGCATGGTACAAAAACGTGATCGTCCAAACAGTTTTATTTTGGGCGACTCGGGTGGATTCCAAATCGCAAAAGGTGTCATCCAAATGGATTGGCAAAACTTTTTTGAAACACCCAATCAACCCAGCTACATTGGTGAAGCTGATCGTCTAAGACAACGCATACAAAATTGGCTGGAACACACAGCAGACTACAGTATGATCCTTGATGTACCAAGTTGGGCAGCTCGTCCACCGTTGAACAAGCGCACAGGATTGAGCAGTCTAAAAGAATGTCTGGATGCTACACTGTTCAACAATGATTGGTTTATTCGCAACCGTCAAGGTAAAACAAAGTATCTAAACGTGCTGCAAGGCAGCGATGATCTTGAAGCTGATGTGTGGTATGATGCAGTAAAGCACTTGCCGTTTGAAGGTTGGGCTATGGGCGGTAACAACATGCAAGACATGAAACTGTTCCTACGCCGTATGATCAACCTGCGTGATGAAAAACTACTGGAAAAAGGTGAGCGAGATCTTATTCACGTTCTAGGAACCGGTTTGCTAGAATGGGGTGTGATGCTTACTGCGGTGAAACGCAAACTGCGTGAAACTACCAACAGCGATTTGGAAATCACATTTGACTGTGCATCGCCGTTCCTTGCAACAGCGTTTGGACAAATTTATACACAGCACGTGCACAACAATGATCGCTTCAGTTACATTATGGATAAAGCACTGGACAGCAAATCTTTGAGTGGCAGTGATATTCCGCTGCCTTGGAATTCACCTATTGCAGAACGTTTGACAATGGGCGATATCTGTCACTATGCTCCTGGTATGAAAAACAAGCTGGGCAAAGAAGGTGCAACCAGTTGGGACAGTTTCAGCTACATGTTGATGATGAGTCACAATGTATATCAACACATTGAAAGTGTACAACGTGCAAATGCACTAACTGATGCAGTGGTTGCAAGCACAACAGTTGATCTGCGTGACTGGCAGAAGAAACTGAAGGCAAAAAGCAAAGTTGGCGAAGTAAACAAATGGGTACCACGCAACTTGGTATACTTCAATGAACTGATCAATGAAATATTCAGCAGCGAGACTCCAATGGATGTGATCAACGACAACAGTGCATTGCTTGAAGAACTCAGTAAAAACAAACGTCATACAAGCACAAACACAATGCACGGTGCATTCTTTGAAACTGAAGCTGTCGACAATGCAGACAGTGCAATGGAGTTTGATGAAGAAGAAGCACTTGAAAAACTGCAAGAGGCTGTATAATGGATAGAGTGTACGACAACGGAACCAGCAACACAGTAACCATGTTTGTGGGTACAGAAGTAGAACATACTCCTGCCCACGGCATGCGTACACTTTTTGTTGTAGGTGTACACTCTCCTGATCGTATTGTCGAGTTGGTCAAACAAGAATCATGCGAGCATGTGTATTTGGGTGCTAATATGAGTTACGAACCAACAGAACAATGGGACGAAATGGTATTGCCACTGCTCAAACAGGGCTTACTGGTAACACTGGATTTTGATGTAAAACACTGCGAATGGATATTAGAAAGCGGATACACCGAGTATCATAACTTCATAAGTATGATTAGTGTGAAACTTCCGTACATCAATCAACTTGGATACAATGCATGTATAAAATTAGATGACAAAGATTTTGATGCAAGCAATCCAGGTGTATGGGTGCACAGTGTGCACAAATTGCAAGACCGTTTGGTGTTCACTGATTGGTCTAAATACACACAAGACAAACCAATAGAAACTATAGGAGAAACAAATGGTTAAGAAGATCAAGCTCATCGACGAACCACAAGACGATGCAGCAATGGACACAGCTGACGCTGCCGCAACTTATATGGAACTTGCAAAAAGCGCAGATTGGAAACTGTGGGAAATGTTGCAAACCATGCAGCGCCTTGAAAAGCGTATGGGACAGTTGGTTGCGGCTCTAAACGAAGCCGACGACAAATAATGCAAGAACGCTATTATGAGTACATGCTCAGGCGTACAAAAGAAGAGAATGCTAAAATGAAAAAATCAAACAGCATGATTTGGGTAACTTTTCAAAAGGAAGGTATCCACAAATATCCAGCAGCATTGGATGATCCAAAACTTGCTACTGGTGACGAGTATGATGTGAGCTTTTTGGGCTATCCACATCGACACATGTTTCACTTTCGTGTAGAAATCGAAGTGTTTCATGATGATCGCGACATCGAGTTTATTCAGTTCAAACGCTGGCTAGAATCATTGTATGGCGATGATATTATTCAACTTGACTATAAGAGTTGTGAAATGATTTGTGATGATCTAGCGGAGCAAATCAATACACGTTACCCTGGTCGTAAAATGAAAATCACTGTCAGTGAAGACAACGAAAATGGGGCAACAATCGAGTATGACTCGTAATGTACACTTGTACGGCAAGTATGGTGCAGAAGTTGGGGTACTAGGATGGATACTGGAACGCAGTGACACCTATCTTAGCAGCAACTTTATATACGATACTGCTCAACTAGATCCATGGGATAATCACAGTGACCTTGATACACACTGGACACACACTTGGATCGAAATACAAGAGTCTGGTCGACAATTGGATCGACTGAACCAAATCATGGACACAGGTCCAACACCAGGTGTATGGGGAATCAGTTATGGAGCATGGAAGGCACCTCGGTGGCATACCGATGCTTTCAAAGTAGGCATATTGCAAACCGAACAAACATTTGACTACTACTGGAAAAACTATGCATTGCGCACAATACATGATGTAAAAGAAGCATTTGATTTGCACATACATGATCATTACCAAAATGATTCGGATCGTAAAAAGTATATGTACAACACATATGCAGACTACCTTGAGCGAGACAGCATTGCATTTTGGAAACTGCAAGCTATATTTCATTGGGGTTTTGATCGAACAGTTACCGACGCAGACTATGAGGCTGCAAAGCAAGAAGTTCGTCGGGGAACAAGCAGGTATCCAGCAGATATAACATTAGACATTTTTTCACTTGACATTGAAAATTTATGTAGTATATTAGAATGTAAGTACAACGAAAACATGACTCACCAATACAACCTATTCTTAGAATATGCGAAACAACAGTAAAAGGAAGATACGATGAAACGCATTTCTCTTCAGGACATCAAGTTTGATCTCTTGAAAATTATCGAACCATTCGACGGTGTGCTGGCAGATCGGCCATCACATATGCGTGTGGTAAAATTGTTCAATGCATACTTGAACGATTTGCAAAGCGAACGTTTGATTTTTGATTCAAACGTATACTGTACTGAACGTGATAACAGCATCACATTGGACGTAAATGTTCGTATGCATGCAGAACGCAGTCCTAAAAAGCTGAAAATTCATGTAGGGCTCTACAAGAGTCCTTGGCGAAAGGCAGCATAATGCGCAAACTGTTCTACATGGGCTTGGAGCCCTATGAAGGCAGGTACACACTACAACTGGAAGAATGGTCTCGTCGTGCATTTCAGCGGCGAGACATCAACTGGGTAAATGTGCCTGGCACAACTATTGACAACACAAAAGCAATTCAAGTAGGTCAGGTGCTGGATGCACATGGCCGTTCCTACTTTGCAATGTCGCAAATGATGAACTTGGTGCAAATGATGCGCAATGGTGAAGTAACAGGTGAAGATGTTATCTTCTTTGAAGACATGTTCCAACCTGGTATGGAATCGTTGCCTTACATTATGGATCAGATTCCCACTGAGCAACGTCCACAGGTTTGGATTCGTTGTTTAGCACAGGCTGTAGATCCAGATGACTTTGTGCATGTCTGGGGCATGGGCAAGTGGATGAGTTTGTATGAAGAAATGTGCAACGAGTTTGTTACTGGTGTATTAGCAAGTAATGAAGAAATGGTTGCAAACATGAAGATTGCAAACTGGAAAGCGCCCATCTACAATATCAGTGGACTTGCTTTTGATAAGACAGAAGTTCAGCTACGTGTCGGTGAACTCAAGCCTTGGGAAGAACGTGCAAATCGTGTTGTATTTGCCGCACGGTTTGATCAAGAAAAGCAACCAGACTTTTACATGGATATGATTGAAGAATGGTATGGCACACCAGGTACACCAGAAGTAGAATTTTGTATTGTACAAGGCGGTCCATTACGCAGCAACAATCAAAAATACATCAATCGTGCACGTAAAATGGAAGAGCGTGGACAACTTGTTATCTATGAAAACTTGAAGAAGAATGATTACTACAACATTGTCAATGACAGTCGTGTGTTGTTCAACTGTGCATTACAGGATTGGACAAGCAACACTGTAAGTGAAGCAGATGCATTAGGATGCAATGTACTGTTTCCAGCATATCGCAGTTTTCCAGAAATCTTTGCTAATGATCATACACGCATGTATGTTCCTTGGAGCATTGACGATGCGATGAATAAACTAGAAACATTGCTTGACGCACCGCACAAAGACTTAGGCAAAATCTCAGATTGGACTAGTGCTACTATTGATCGTTATATTGATATCATGCAAGGTAATGGTGAACAATGGCGACGTGACGATAATCGTTACAGAGATCATGTGGCAAATAGCAAGTACTAATGGCTATTCTTATAAATATTCATAATACAGAAGTATCACAAACCCCCAAGAGGATATGAATAATGGTAAGCACAAATAGAACAAAACTACAAGCAGGAAACCCACTGGGAAGTTGGGTATGGACACAACAGCAGTTTAGCCTGTTCTATGTGACAACGGACCAAGCAGTAGACTCACAAACCAAAGCCAACAACTTTGGTTATAGTGTAATGGACGCACTACAACCAGTATGGGCTTGCTTCCCAAGCAAAGCAATAGGTTATGGTTGGGTGTTGTTAGAAGGTGGAGCAAGTGCTGAAAGTGTCAAAGCCGTACTTGATGCTCAAGCCTATGTAGCCACAGGGGGCGACAGCACATTCACCGTCACAGCCGCAACAGGTTGCTGGGACGATGGTAATGATTTGGTTTGGGACGAAACATCGTATTACAAGTTCTACGATCAAACCTATAGTTATTTTGACAGCAACAGTGAATTCCACGACAGCGGAACAGGTGCCAGTTCGGTAATGCGACTAGATGAAGCAGTATGGAACAACAGTATGACAAGTGATACTGATGCTACCCGTGAATGGACGCAGCTAATCGCCGCTGGGCAAAACTGGCGTGGCGGTAACTGGCGTGATGGCACAGGCAGAGAGGCAAACTTCCCATATGACTTGCCGCTGACCAACAGCAACATAGCACTAATTGGATTTGATCACGACACAGTGAACCAAGCAGTTATTAGTGACACAAGCAACGCCTACTATGACATCGACGGCCCTTTCGAAAGACTATTAGCAGAAGCACAACCTCTGGGATACAGTTGGGCATATGAAGACGAAACCGGCGTAGGCACTTCTGAAACCATTGTTATGTTTGTGGATCTCACAAGATTTGGTCCTTATAGATTTACAGAAGGATTAAACTCAGTAGCAGATGCTAACGGCGATACCTATCTATTCCCTACTACACTTGACTTTATATGGTCAAGCGGAACTGACACTGACTAAACCGCTACAGAAATCATGTAGCAAATAGGAACTACTAATGGATATTATTATTTTTGCATTAATTTTTGCAGCACTAGTTGGCTATTGGGCCAGTAACTGGGGACGCAATGGATTGCTTTGGTTTGTGATTGCATTGCTTATTTCACCTTTGATCACAGCAATCATTTTGCTGATTATGGGGCGTGATGGCACTGCAAAAGCCGACAAAGAAGCTGAAACTATCGAAGCTGAAGCACAAAAGCAAGCAGCGATCGAAAAACGCAAAAAAGAACTTTTAGACGAATAACGAACTACCAACCACTGAATATTGATTCACAAGAGGAGAATTCAATGAGACTACTAACATTACTTTTTGTCTTTGCATTTGCAAACACTGCATGGGCAACTGAATGGGCACGTATCACCAATGTGGAAACCAACTATCATTATGTTTGGCAAGAAACACCAACCACAGTTTGTCAAAATGTAGAAGTTCCTATCTACGGTACTGTACAAGGTGAAGGCGCTAGCGGCGGTGATGTACTTGCTGGTATGATCATTGGCGGTATCCTTGGCAAAGGTGCAAGTGGCAATGACAAAGGTGCAGCAGCAGGTGCTGTAATTGGCGGTATTATTGCAGCAGACAAGAAAAAGTCAAAACAAGTGATCACTGGTTACAAAACAGAACGTCAGTGTACCACAAGTACCAAATCAGAGCGTGTACGCAGCATAAAAAACTATCGCATCACATATGAATGGCATGGTGTGCGTGGACGCAGCTACACCTACAATTACTACAATGTAGGTGATCGTATTCCTATCAACGTAACTATCAACGCAAAGTAAACTATGAAAACTATATTGGTAACTGGTGCTAGCGGATATATCGGTAGCATCACAGTGACAGAACTAGCCCTACGAGGCTACAAAGTCATTGCAGCAGATAGAAACACTACACTGTCTGATGCTTTTGATCCGTATCCTGTTGTTGCTAGAAAAAACATTGTTCCGTATATATTGGATTATAGTGACAGTGTTTCTGTTCAGCAGTGCTTGCTGCAAGAAGATGTAGATGCAGTAGTGCATATCGGTGCAACCAGTTTGGTTGGTCCAAGTGTAACTAATCCTGCACTATACTATGAAAACAATGTAGAAGGCACAAAAGCACTATTAGATGCATGCAGAATTCAATCAGTGAACAAGATTGTTTTTGCCAGCAGTGCAGCAACATACGGCGAGGCCACTGGGGAATGTGTGGAAGACTCAGGCGAGACGCCTTGCAATCCGTATGGTTGGAGCAAGCGCATGACTGAGATTATGCTACAGGACTACCACACAGCATATGGAATTGACAGTATCAGTTTCCGCTACTTCAACGTTGCAGGAAGTGCACACGGACTAGGACAGCAAAAACAAGCAACACATCTAATCGCACGTATTATGGAAAGCAAAGAGTTTACTATCTTTGGAACTGACTATGATACACCAGATGGTACTGCTATACGTGACTATGTACACGTGAGCGATATTGCAAATGCTCATGTAGCAGCATTACAGTATCTGGAAAACAACAGCATATGCACAAGAATAAACTTGGGCAGTGGCGTAGGCAACAGCGTCAAACAAATTATTTCAGCAGTAAATACACAAACAGATCTAAATATAGAAGCAACACACGCAGAGAGACGTGCAGGAGATCCAGCACGCCTTGTTGCAAACATAGATCGTGCAAAACAATTGCTGAATTGGGAACCAAAAAAAGGACTAGACAAGATAGTCTATTCTGCGTATAATTGGTACTATAAGCAAGAAGCTTAGACATCCCCGTCTATAACTCGGAGAAATATATTGGGTAAATCACAACAAATTCTAGCTCGCCTGAAAGACTCGGGCATTCGCTATTGGGCAGGCGACAACATCAGTGAGGTGTTGCAAAACGGTGATAAAGAAGCACTCATCGATGATGCCACACAAGCATTCGAAGGCGTACTTGACGCACTGTTGATTGATCGACACACCGATCCAAACAGTACAGGTACAGCAAGACGTCTTGCTAAAATGTACTTCAATGAAATCATGGCAGGTCGCTATGATCCTATTCCTAATGCAACAGCATTTCCAAATGACAGTGAAGATCGTTATGATGGTATGTTGGTTGTGCGCAGCGAACTAAAAAGCATGTGCTCGCATCATCACCAACCAGTAAATGGTGTAGCATACATTGGCATTCTTGCAGCAGATAAATTGATTGGACTATCAAAGTATACACGTATTGCACAGTGGTGTGCACGTCGAGGTACACTACAAGAAGAATTGAACATTGTTATTGCAGATGAAATTCAAAAAGCAACAGGTGCAGAAAGCCTTGGTGTATATGTACAAGCAACACATGGTTGCTGCGAAAACAGAGGCATTGGTGCACACAGCAGTCTGACACAAACAACTGTACTGCGTGGTGCATTCAGCACTGATCCTAGTACAAAGAAAGAATTTTTTGACAACATCAAATTACAACAGGAGTTTGCACCACGATGAATCCATTTGCAGATATTGAACGCTTTGGCACAGCATGTGACCAAGCACCTTCTCCCGAAAACTATGAAATGTATTTGGGACTGATCTCAGAAGAATACCAAGAACTACAAGAAGCAGTATCCGACCAAGACACAGTAGAACAACTTGATGCATTGATTGATATCCTTGTTGTTACTATGGGTGCTATTCGTGCTGCTGGCTTTGACGGCGAAGGTGCATGGAAAGAAGTAATGGATACAAACTTTGCTAAGATTGATCCGGAAACAGGTAAGGTACGCAAACGTGAAGACGGCAAAGTACTGAAACCAGAGGGCTGGAAGGCTCCCGATTTAGCAAAGTTTATTGAATGAAGAAACTGTACTACACATACAATGATGTACACGAAGCAGCAGTGGATATTAGTCTGCAAATGTACAAAGACAAATATCATCCTGATTATATAGTTGGGTTGAATAGAGGGGGGCTGCCATTGGCCCTCCGACTCAGTCATTTACTTGACGTAAACATGTACACACTTGATGTACGTTTGCGTGACGGCAATACTGGACCTGAAAGCAATCTATGGATGGCAGAAGATGCGTTTGGTTACGTCGAAATCAAAGACCGCGATGATACTTGGAGCAAATCACGCAGCAATCCCAGTCTAAAGAAAAACATTCTCATTGTAGATGATATCAATGACACTGGTGCTACATTTGAATGGATCAAACAGGATTGGCAAAGCGGATGTTGTCCAGATAACGTAGAATGGTCAAAGTTTATATGGGGTAACAATGTACGCTTTGCAACCATGTGTGAAAAAGTGCACACAGATTTTGACGGCGTACATTACAATTGGCAAACAATCGATACCAGTGAACAAGATACCTGGGTTGTATTTCCATGGGAGATAGACAAATGAAATACTATAATATCACACTGAGAGGCTACGGCGGTGAAAGTGTATATGGCAAAGCGACAGCAGCACAGTATGCATTTTGGAACGACGATGAAAAGCTAGAAGAACTTGGATTTGACGACGGCGAAGAAGCACTCCAGGATTACATGCTGGACAAAGAAGAATACGAAGACAAGATTCCAGAAGATGCACAGTTTGAACATGAATGGCACGACATGGATGACATCGAGCACAGCTTTGGTGTTACATATGACAGTGCTTACATTGACATTACACAGGTAGACAGCAATGAATGGGGTGCAAATCATGTTGCTGATGTATGGGAAGGCGATGTTACTCAGTTGGTAACTGAGCAGGATATTGAAACAGAAGATGACATTTTAGATTTAGATGATTATCAAGACAAAGAAGGACACTGTTTTGTGTTCTATGGTATGAGTGTAGAAAAAGGCGAGTTTGTGCACACCATGGTTGAACTTGAAGATGATGTAGAGTTTGACATTGCAAAACTGAACTTTGGTATATGCGAAATGCCAAACGGAGATACCATTGTCAATGGCGTTATGTATGACGGTGAGTATTTGGACAACGATGGTGGCGACACAATTGGCAAAGCCATGTACATGGAAATATGGGATTATTGATGCTGAAGACCAGACAAGGCAGAATTAGATACACAGAAGATCTAAGAACACTAATGGAAACAATGGAACGACCTGAAAGTCAACACGACCGAGTTCCACTAGACAATAAACTAATACTAGACAACATGGACTTTCGTGGTGCTGACCTCAGCGGCATGCGATTTGAACAACTGTTGTTTGACGAAAGCGATTTTACTGGCGCTAACCTAACTGGCACTGTTTTTTACAAGTGCGGTATGCGAGGCACAAACGTACACAGAGCACAAGCAGACGGTGCACATTTTATCAACGTAAACTTTCGTGAAGCGAAGTTCACTGAAACATATGCAAAGGGTGCAAATTTTGAATCCTGCAACATGCTTCATTTGGATATGCAGGATTGCAACTTCAACTATGCATCGTTTATTGGATGTGATATGCGCAAAGTGAATTTACGTGATTGCAGAATCAAACACGCAATTATAGAAAACTGTAAAATGCGTGGTGCAGGTTTACGTGATGTACAGTTTACTTGGACACGTGGTATTCCACGCTTCTTTTATGATTCCAAAATCAACTACGAACATTGCGATCCTGAAGACTGGTTTTACGGATACAAACTTGCTGCCGCAGACGGCAAAGGTATCTATCATCCTGCAATCAAATACAGCGTAGGCAAAGTGTTTGATGCAGAGTATCAGGACAGTGATCCAGAAAAACGTATTCCAATCAGCAAACAACGCAACAGTGGCATTGCACTAGCACCGTTGGATTGGATTTTGCGTGAATGGGTGTTGTGTGGTGCATACTCGGATTACAAACTGTTTCGTTGCAAGTATCAAGCAAAAGATGTGATTGACAACGAAGGCAATACCAAATACAATGTACGCAAGATGGAAGTTGTAGATGAAATTGATCTAACAACATACTATGAACAAATGAGCGAAGACATTGGATATCACACAGGTGGTACAGCCAGTGCAATCGACAACTTCAAAATTGAAGACAAAAACGGAGGAGCATGATGCTGCTATTGTCCGATTACATTAGAACAATACCGGACTATCCAGTAGAAGGGGTAAACTTCTACGATCTAAACAGTTTGTGCGCAGGACCTATTTTCAATCAAGTGGTTGATGAACTGGCCAAACTGGTGAGTCGCAATTCTAACATCACACACATTGTTGGCGTTGAAAGCAGAGGATTTACATTTGGAGCCCCGGTTGCATATGCGCTGGGTCTTCCGTTTGTAATGGTACGCAAAAAAGGTGCAAAGTATCCAGGAGAGCTACTAGAACAGAGTTATGATCTTGAATACGGTAGTGCAACACTTACACTGCAAACTGGCCTACTAGGACACACAGATCGCTGTGTTATTGTAGATGATCTAGTGGCAACAGGCGGCAGTGTTTTGGCAACCAAACAATTGATCCAGCAAACTGGTGCCAGTGTAGAATGTGTTGCCACTGTGGTAGACTTGAGTTACTTGCACTCAGAGCAACTGTTTGGTACACGTGTACTAAGTGTAATGGATGTACGCCAAGGCGAGAAAGTAGAAAAAATGAGCGAACCTTATAAAAAAATCAGTGATAACCAATGGTTGGTTACTGTACAAGAAAACGGCAAAGACAAAGAACTGTACATTGAATTTCCGCCAGACTGCTTAGATCAAGTTGGCTGGTCAGAAGGTACAGAACTGTTGTGGAATGAAAACGAAGATGGTTCTTGGAGCATCAGTAAAAAATGACAGTTGCAGTATTTGGATGTGGCTTTGTAGGAACCGCAGTAGCTGATTGGCTAGAAGCAAACACAGATCGTATTGTACTGAGAGTGGATCCAAAATTTGATTGGTATGATCCGCAAGAAGCTGTGTTGCATGCACAAGATGTTATTGTCTGTGTACCTACTCCAAGCAAACCAGATGGCAGTTGCGATGATAGTATCGTTCAAGAAGTCTTGGAATTATGTGATCATAGACATCGTGTACTGATCAAAAGCACAGTAACAGCAGATCTATTGGATGCATATGATCCAAATGTTTGTTACAATCCAGAGTTTTTACGTGCTGCACATGCCGAAGAAGACTTTAGAACACAAGAAATGCTGATCATTGGTCATCATGACAACAACATAGATGATGCTATACATTGGTCAAAGCTGTTCAACAAGTTGCCAGCAGCACCTGTGTTTATGAATCGCAAAACAGCCAGCATGGTAAAGTATGCACACAATGCTTGGTTGGCAACCAAAGTAGCATGGTTCCATGAATTGTACAACAACCTACCTCCAGGTGTAGACTATACGCATCTAACCAACACACTGGGTGTTATGGAAAACATTGGACCTAGTCATATGGGTATATGGAACAGCAACCTGGGTTATGGTGGACACTGTTTTCCAAAAGACGTAGAAGCATTGACAAACTATGTGAATCATAGTATACTAGAACAAGTAAAGAAAACAAACGAGACATTAAATGAAACTACGATACAGCGAAGCATTTTATAGTGTACAAGGTGAAGGTAAGTATGTAGGAGTACCCAGTGTATTTTTGCGTACATTTGGTTGTAACTTCCGTTGTATGAACTTTGGACTTCCTAAAGACAAAGATCGTTGGGAGCAACACGCAGAAGGCAATCGTTACAATCCAGAAGTAAAAGCATTGATCGATGCTGGTGTACACGAAACTACAGAAAAGTTTGAAGACTTGCCTATTATTCACACAGGTTGTGACACATATGCAAGCATCTATCCGGAGTTCAAAGACTTCAACAAACTTGCAACTATTGATGAAGTCGTAGATCATTTGATCAGTTTACTTCCTGAAGGCAAATGGACACAGGATAATGGTCAAGACATTCATCTTATTCTAACAGGAGGAGAGCCATTACTTGCTTGGCAACGACTGTATGTTGAGTTGTTTGAGCATCCTAAAATGGCAGACTTGAAAAATGTCACAATTGAAACAAATACTACACAACTACTTCACGACGATCTATTCGAGTATATCAACAACCAGGACAGAATTGAATTCACTTTTAGCTGTTCTCCTAAACTTTCCGTCTCAGGAGAAACTTGGGAAACAGCTATCAAACCTGATGTCTTGCGCGATTACGCTCGTTGCGACAATGGTTCTGTTTACCTCAAGTTTGTTGTTGCTGACATGGATGACGTTGATGAAGTTGGTAGAGCTGTTGATGAATATCGCAAAGCAGGTGTTGATTGCCCTGTATACCTTATGCCGCTTGGCGGTCGCTCCGAAGGATACAACATCACGGTACAGGAGGTGGCGAACCTCTGTATGGAAAGAGGCTGGAGGTTCTCGCCTAGACTCCACATCAGCTTATTCGGAAATGCCTGGGGAACTTGAACAGGTTTCCAAATACAACAAAGGCATTCACACAGAAGAACACTACGAAAAAATTAGGAAACAGTTATGAACAGAAACTACATGCATGGCACTGCCAAAGCCTACTTTAGTGCCTGGAATAGTCGAGACGTTGATGCTCTTGCCAGCACTATGGCAGATGATGTAACATTGCGAGATTGGGACGTTGAAGTAACTGGAAACACCAGTGTTGTTGGAGCAACTGCTAATATCTGGCGTGATGTTCCAACAATTCACATTGCAATCATGCACATCAGCATTGACGAAATGCAAAATCGTGCATACTGTATGTTATCAATTACAAACGATGACAACACGCTCAATCTCAGAGTACTTGATGTACTACATTTTACACCAGAAGGTAAAATACTGTTGGTTGACGCATTCAAACAATAGGATAAAATATGAACAATTACATTTTTACTAGCGAAAGTGTTAGCGCAGGACATCCGGACAAGGTTGCAGACCAAATCTCAGATGCCCTAGTTGATGCTGGGTTTGAGAATGGTGACCAAACTACACGTGTCGCTATCGAAACACTTGTAACTACCAACCATGTAACGTTGGCGGGCGAAGTAAAAAACTTCAATGTATCCAAAGAGGAAGTTGAAGCAATCGTACGTAACAAAGTGCGTGAGATTGGTTATGAACAAACGGGATTTCATTGGGAAAACTTAAAGATTTACAATGAGATTCATAGTCAAAGTGCTGATATTGCACTGGGCACAGACGACTTTGGTGCAGGAGACCAAGGACTTATGTTTGGCTATGCTTGTAATGATAACGAAGCATACATGCCTGCACCAATCTACTATGCACATGAAGTGTTGAAAAAACTCAGCACCATGCGCAAAGATGTGCTTGGCCCTGATGCAAAAAGTCAAGTCAGTGTAGAATACGACGGCGGTCGTGTAAAACGCATCGATCAAGTTGTTGTTAGTACACAACACGCACAAGGTAAAATAAATGAAGCAAAGTCAATAGCACATGCTGCTGCAACACATGTATTAGGAGATTTAGTTGATAAAGATACTGTATGGCATCTCAATCCTACTGGTAACTTTGTTATTGGTGGGCCCGATGGAGACGCTGGTGTCACCGGGCGTAAAATTATCGTTGACACTTATGGCGGCTATGCTCCCCATGGTGGTGGCGCCTTTAGTGGAAAAGACCCAACAAAAGTCGATCGTTCGGCAGCGTACATGGCACGATGGTTGGCAAAAAACGTAGTAGCAGACAACATGGCAGATTGGTGTCAAATTCAGCTATCGTACGCTATTGGTGTAAAAGAACCTACTAGCATTTATGTAGATAGCAATGGGCACAATCGTTCAATTCAAAAGTTTATTGAAGATAACATTGATCTAACCCCTAAGGGAATCATTGACAGATTTGACATGTTCAACTTCTATGGATACAGCGACAATTGTACATATGGACACTTTGGTAACAAAGATGTGCCTTGGGAGCAAATTGGTTGGTAATAGGTTATAATACCCGAGAACGCAGAACTCTTAGCAACGGGAGGAAAACCATTGTGTTTCCTCCTGGTACCACAACACGCAGTGTAGTTGAATGGGGCCGTGCACATGGATACACTACACGTGAACAACAATGGGAGTTGCGCAACACTCAGGTGTATTGTTTGTACAGACCCTTTAGACAGCGTATTGTGCACAGTTTGTGTGATTGGTTGTACTGTTTTGGCGAAAAAGACTTGGACACTGTACAAGCAAACTGGCACAGAGTACAAGCAAACTGGCACAGACTACATCAAACAAATACAAATCTTATTCCAATCCCAGGATGGATACCACCTAAGTTTGTAGATGTACCAGTGCGCATGAGCCAATTGCACACAGTGTTTCCGGACATTGAACAAGACGAGATTGATAACACAGCCGTAGAATTTGTAAATAACAGCATAACAAAAACAATGTGGACAGCCTTAGAGCATGATCGACATTATCGTCCGGAGGTAATTGCAATTGACACATGGGAAAACGGAGAGCTTGTTCAACGCTGAAGTGTTGCAGTACAAACACAACGCCAGCAAAGAAATAATTTGGCATTACACATGCGGTCGTTGCAGCAATTGGTGGAGTTATGCTACCAGTGATAGCTACGAACCAAAAACACAAACCTGCCCACACTGTGGTGCACAAGGATACATTGATGAAACTACTAGATAAAGCAAAACTGTTTTTTGCTAGACGCAAGAGCAAAAAAGATGCAGACAAGGCAACAGAACTGGATGCGCCTTACATTAGAGTATTGGACATTGGATTCAATGACGGCGATGTAAGTCAAGGCTATTTTGAATTGGATTGGAACAGCCTATTTGTACAACAGTTGCAAGAAGCTGGATACAGTGGCAGAACAGATGAAGAAGTTGTAAATCTTTGGTTCAACGATCTGTGTCGCAGCATTGCACAAGAACAAGAAAACGGATAACACGTGAAACCCAAACTATTGGTTATTGGCCATGGTAGACATGGCAAAGACACTGTCTGTGAAATTCTTAGAGACAGTTACAGATACACATTTGAAAGCAGCAGCAGATTTTGTAGTAAATTGTTTATCTATACGGACTTGAAACACAAGTACGGATATACCGACGAAGAACAATGCTATGCTGACAGGCACAATCATAGACAAGAATGGTATGAAGCTATCTGTGATTATAATGTGCCGGACCCTGCTAGACTGGGTAGAGAAATGTTCGCAGAATATGATATCTACTGCGGATTGCGAAACAAAAAAGAATACCATGCAATGAAAAACACTGGTGTGTTTGATTATTGCATTTGGGTAGATCGCAGCGACTATCTACCTCCAGAAGCAAAAACATCAATGAGCCTTGAACAATGGATGGCCGACTTCACCATTGACAACAATGGTACTTTAGCAGACTTGGAATTTAATTTACATGCGTTGATGTTACATATTGATAAGGAACACAACACATGAATGACAATTGGGACATAAAAGAAGTATATGACTCGCCATTGAGACCTAGCCTAACCAACAGAATCAATGAATACATTGACCTACGTGAGCAGCGTGGCTTACACCAGGATGGACCAGGACAAGGTTGGGGAACAGAACAATTCAAAGCAGTAGGACAAGCCTACAGCGAATTTTACCCAGGACAAAATTTAGGTATCAATGAAGTGTGCAAGTTTACACTAGATGCAGAATTACTCGAAGAACTAATAAACGCACTACCATTTGAAGTTGAAGATCCAGAAGAAGATGTAACAGTACAGATAGGAAAACCACTGGTTATGTGCTATCCTAATCAAGACTGGTTCAGCATACTTCCACACAAAGACTGGGGCAGAAAACGTAGCATGTTTTATTTGCTCTCAGCCAGCGGACCAACAACCAGTTTCTATGATGGGCTACAAAAGCCAGATGACATTATTGCATGGAGACGTAGCGGTCTCAGCAATCGAAGAAACTACACACTACAAACAGGTAAATGGTACATGTTCAACAACAGCAACATTCATGAAGTAAATGATATATGCTGTGAAAGACGCAGTATAGTTGTACCAATGGAACGACTGCAACACAATGTGGATATGGAAAATATGATAGATGTTGCACAAGAAGTAGAAAAAATCTCTTGACAAACAAAGCAAAACATCTTACTATGATAACATGACTTATATTCTTGTAGATACAGCAAACATGTTTTTCCGT